TGATCTCGCGCAGCTTGGCGCGGTAGTGGTTCAGGGTGCCGACGTGGCCCCAGTTGATCTCGTCGGGATGGGTCTCGAAATGGTCCGCGCTGAGGGCGGCGAGCCGCTCCAGCATCGCGTCGAGTTCGGTCTTCGCGGCGATGAAGGCGTCGAGGGCCTTGGAATTGTCAGTCGCGCGGCGGGTCATCGTGGTGGCTCCGTGGTGAGTTGCATCGTCCTTCTGGAGACACGTTCCCTCTGTCCGCCGCGCTTATCAACTCGATAAGCACATGATTTGGAATGATAATCGGAGCCGTCGATGCAGGGCATGAGCGAGCGCCAGTACGCCGCGCATGTCGGGCTGTCGCGGGGCGCGATCCAGAAGGCGAAGACGGCCGAGCGGCTGGTCCTCTATCCCGACGGCAGCATCAACGCGGCCGCCAGCGACGCGCGGCGGGCGGAAACGACCGACCCGTCCAAGACCCGCAAGCCGCCCACGCCGAAGCTGAAGCCCGTCCCCGAGGCGGCCGTGGCCGCTGTTGGCGACACGCTGCGTGAACAGGGGCTGGCAGTCCCGGCCGTCGGCGGCGGCACGACCTTCCTGCAGGCGAAGACCGCGAACGAGGTGCTGAAAGCGCAGGAGCGGCGCATCCGGCTCCAGAAGCTGAAGGGGGAGTTGATCGAGCGGGCCCGCGCGCTGGCGCTGGTGTTCCGGCTGGCGCGGGAGGAACGGGACGCATGGGTGAACTGGCCCGCGCGCGCGGCGGCGCTGATGGCGGCCGATCTGGGCGTAGAGCCAGCCGCGATGCAGAAGGTCCTGGAGAAACATGTACGCGCCCACCTCGACGAACTCGCCGAGGTCCGGCCCGACTTCCGGTGACGATGATGGCCTGATCGACTTCGACGGCGCGGGCGAGATCCTCCGCGCCTGGGGCAACGGGTTGCGGCCCGACCCGGACCTGACCGTTTCGGAATGGGCGGACCGGCACCGGATGCTCTCGGGGCGGGCTTCAGCCGAACCGGGGCGGTATCGCACCGTGCGCACGCCCTACATGCGCGAGATCATGGACCGGCTGTCGCCGGGGGATCCCACGCAGCGGATCGTGTTCATGAAGGCGGCGCAGGTCGGCGCGACCGAGGCGGGCAACAACTGGATCGGGTTCGCGATCCACCAGGCGCCGGGTCCGATGCTGGCGGTCCAGCCGACGGTGGAGCTGGCCAAGCGCAACTCGCGCCAGCGGATCGATCCGCTGATCGACGAGAGTCCCGAGCTGCGGGACCGCGTCAAACCGGCCCGGTCGCGCGACGCGGGCAACACGATGCTGTCGAAGGAGTTCGCGGGCGGCATCCTGATCATGACGGGAGCCAACTCGGCGGTCGGACTGCGCTCGACGCCCGCGCGCTACATCTTCCTCGACGAGGTCGACGCCTATCCGGCGTCCGCTGACGAGGAAGGCGATCCGGTCACGCTGGCGGAAGCGCGGTCGCTCACCTTCGCCCATCGGCGCAAGGTGTTCCTGGTCTCGACCCCGACGATCCGCGGGCTCTCCCGGATCGAGCGGGAGTTCGAGGCCTCCGATCAGCGCCGGTTCTTCGTGCCATGCCCGCATTGCGACGCGATGCAGTGGCTGAAGTTCGAGCGGCTGCGCTGGGAGAAGGGGCGGCCGGAGACGGCCGAGTATTTCTGTGAGGGCTGCGAGCGGCCCATCGCGGAGCACCACAAGACAAGGATGCTCGAGCGCGGCGAATGGCGGGCAACCGCCACGGCCGCCGATCCGACCACGGTCGGGTATCACCTCTCGGCACTCTATTCGCCGATCGGCTGGCTGAGTTGGGAGCGGATCGTGCGGGCATGGGACGCGGCACAGGGGTCGGACGAGGCGATCAAGGCATTCCGCAACACCATCCTCGGCGAGACATGGGTCGAGACCGGAGAAGCGCCGGACTGGCAGCGGCTCTATGACCGCCGCGAGCGCTGGACATCCGGCACGGTGCCTGCGGGCGGGCTGTTCCTGACCGCCGGGGCCGACGTGCAGAAGGACCGGATCGAGGTCGATGTCTGGGCCTGGGGTCGCGGTCTGGAAAGCTGGCTTGTCGATCACCTCGTGCTCGAGGGCGGCCCCGGCGATCCGGCCTGCTGGCAACGGCTCACCGACCTGCTCGGGCGGACATGGACGCATGCTTCGGGTCAGCGGATGACGCTCGCCCGGCTCGCGATCGACACGGGCTACGAGACCAGCGCGATCTATGCCTGGTCGCGCCAGGTGGGTTTCGCGCAGGTCGCGCCGGTGAAGGGCGTCGAAGGGTTCACCCGCACGAGCCCGGTGACCGGGCCGACCTATGTCGATGCCACCGTCGCCGGCAAGCGGCTCCGGCGCGGGGCCCGGCTGTGGACCGTGGCCACCTCGACCTTCAAGGCCGAGACCTATCGCTTCCTGCGGCAGGATCGACCGACGAGAGAGGAACAGGCCGCCGGTGCGCTGTGCCCGCCCGGCACGATTCACCTGCCGGACTGGGCGGACGGCGAATGGCTGAAGCAGCTGACGGCTGAGCAGCTGGTGACGGTGCGCACGAAACGCGGCTTCGCCCGGCTCGAATGGCAGAAGCTCCGCGAGCGCAACGAAGCGCTGGACACAAGGGTCTATGCCCGCGCAGCCGCGTGGATCCTCGGGGCGGATCGCTGGCCGGAGGCGCGGTGGGCCGATCTGGAAGCGCAGCTCGGGGTGGCGAAGCAGGACGGATCCGAAGCCGGTCCGGCAACGGTGCCGGCCGTCCCGACACGAACGATGCAGCGCCGGCGCACGGTGCGCTCGAGCTACATGAGGTGATCCATGGCCACGGCCGCTGAACTCCGCGCGAGGCGCGAGGCGCTGGCCGCGCAGCGCTCCTCGGGCGTGGCGCGGGTCAGCTATGACGGCAAGACCGTGGACTATCGCAGCGTGGCCGAGATCGACCGGGCCATCGAGGCACTGGACCGCGAGATCGCCGCGGCCGAGGGGCGTCGGATCGTCCGGCAGCTGCGCGTGACGACGGCGAAGGGGCTCTGATCGATGGGCCTCTTCGACCGTTTCCGCCGCGGGGCCACCGGCGGCCCCGCGTCCTCCGGGCTTACGCGGCTCCCCCGGAGCCACGGTCCCTCCGGACTGCGCGCCCGTCTCGAAGGCGCCATGGCGAAGCGCCGGCTGCGCGGCTGGAACCCGCCGCTCGAGAACATCAACGCGCTGGTCGCCTCGGGCGGCCCGCGGCTGCTGGCGCGGTCCCGCGAACTGGTCGTGACCAGCGGCTATGCCGCCAATGCCTGCGAGGCCTTTGCCGCGAACCTGGTCGGCGACGGGATCAAGCCGTCCTCGCTGATCGGGGACGCCGACCTCCGCGACCGGGTGCAGCGGCTCTGGCTCGCCTGGACCGACGAGGCGGATGCGGACGGTCTGACCGACTTCTACGGCCTGCAGGCCATGGTCGCGCGGGAGATGTTCGTCGCCGGCGAGTGCTTCGTCCGGCTGCGCCCGCGCCGGGCCGAGGACGGACTGCTGGTGCCGCTGCAGCTGCAGCTTCTCCAGTCCGAGATGCTGCCCTTCGAGAAGACCGAGACGGCAGCCAACGGCAACCGCATCCGCTGCGGGATCGAGTTCGACGGGATCGGGCGACGCGTGGCCTACCACTTCCGCCGCCGGCATCCGGGTGACAGCACCGATCAGGGGGCGGTGATCCCGGAGACTGTGCGCGTGCCGGCGGCCGACGTGCTGCACATCTACCGCCCCATCGACGCGGGTCAGATCCGGGGACTGCCGCATATCGCACCGGCCATGGTGCGGCTGTTCCTGCTTGACCAGTACGACGACGCCGAACTCGACCGGAAGAAGACCGCGGCGATGTTCGCAGGGTTCATCACCAAGACCGCGCCGGAAGAGCCAATGATGGGCGAGGCGGAGGCGGATCTGGATGGCGCGGCCATTGCGAGCCTCGAGCCCGGCACGATGCAGGTGCTGCTGCCGGGCGAGGACGTGAAATTCTCGTCCCCGGCGGATGTCGGCGGCGGCTACGAGGCGTTCCAGTACCGCACGCTGCTGGCGGTCTCGGCCTCGCTGGGGCTGCCCTATCACCTTGTCACCGGCGACGTCCGGCAGGCGAACTACTCGTCCCTGCGCGCCGAGCTCGTCGAGTTCCGACGCCGCATCGGCCAGCTGCAGCATGGCGTGATCGTGCACCAGCTCTGCCGCGCGGTCTGGCGGCGCTGGCTGGAGACGGCGGTGCTCGCTGGCGCGCTCGATGCCGATCCCGCGACGGTGCGACCGGTGCAATGGATCCCGCCGCGCTGGGACTGGGTCGATCCGCTGAAGGACATCCAGGCGCAGGTGCTGGCGATGGAGGCGGGCATCACCTCGCGGCGCAAGGTGGTCGAGGCCACCGGCTACGACGTCGAGGAAGTGGACCGCGAGAACGCCGCCGACGCCGCGCGCGCGACGGGTCTCGGCCTGCGCTACCGCACCAGCGCCGGCGAGACACAGGGCGCCCGCGCGACGCCAGCGACGCGGCCGGACCCGGACGCTGGCGCCGGCAAAGACACAAGCGACGGCGCCGACGCGACCGATCCGGCCACCGAACAGGAGTGACGACATGGCAAGCTGGTATGCGATCCGCGCCCGGGGGACCGGCGCGGAAGTGGCGATCTATGACGAGATCGGCGCCTGTGGGGTCTCGGCGAAGGGTTTTCTGGCCGAACTGGGCGCGCTGCCCGAGGGCACGCCCGTCGATCTGCGGCTGAACAGCCCCGGCGGCTCGGTCTTCGATGCGGTCGCGATCCACAACGCGCTGAAGCGCCACGAGGGCGCGGTCACGGTCTGGATCGACGGCATCGCCGCCTCGGCCGCCTCATACATCGCCATGGCGGGCGATGAGATCGTCATGCCCGAGAACGCCTTCCTGATGATCCACGACCCCGCCGGCCTCGTCATGGGGACGGCCGAGGACATGCGCGCCATGGCCGAGGCGCTCGACAAGGTGAAGGGCAGCCTCGTCTCGGGCTATGCCGCGAAATCCGGCCGGACGCCGGAGGAGGTCTCCGCGCTCATGGCCGCCGAGACCTGGTTCGACGCATCGGACGCGGTGGCGCAGGGCTTCGCCGACCGGCTGGTCGAGCCCGTCCGCATCGCCGCGAACTTCGACATCGGGCGCTTCCGCAACGCGCCGCCGGTGTTGGCAGAGCAGGTCGAAGCCGAGCCGGAGCCCGACGACGAGAGCGACGGCACAAACACCGAGGCCACCGACGACGCCGACGGCGATCAGGTCGATGACGACGAGGACAACGAGGTCGCCGCTCCCGACACCCCGGAGCCGTCCGCCCAAACCCCGTCGCCGAGCGTCGCACCGCCGGATCCCGCCGCGATCCGCGCGGAAGCCATCGGGCATGCTCGGACCGTCATCGATCTCTGTCGTCTTGCCGGCCAGCCGCAGATGGCCGGCCAGTTCCTCGAGCGGGACGCCAGCCTCGACGAGGTGCGCGCCGCACTTCTCGCCGCGAAGGCCGAGGCTGAGCCCGAGATCGCGCCCCATCACCCGCAGCCCGGCCGCTCCTCGGCCGCGCGCCCCTGGGGCGAGGTCGTCGCCCGCACCTTCAAGCTGAAAGGATGACACCATGACCACGCTGGTCGAAGGCAAACACCCCGGCGGCTTCCTCGTCTGGGAATGCTCAAGCGACTACACCCGCGAGACGATCACGGTCGCTGCGGGCACGCTCGAACCCGGCACGGTGCTCGGCAAGATCACCGCCTCGGGCAAGTACGCCGCGCACGACCCCGCGGCCCTGGACGGAACCGAGACCGCCGTCGCGGTGCTCTGGGGCAAGGCGGATGCCTCCGGTGGCGACGCGCCAGCCGTCGCGCTCGTCCGCGGCCCTACCATCGTCAACCGCCACTACCTCGTCTTCGCGGGCTCGCCCAGCGAGGGCGAGATTGCTGCTGCCCATACCGCGCTGCTGGCGGCCGGCATCCTCGTGCGCTGACGCGCGCGCCCATCCCCGAAACGGAGGCATCCACATGGCCACCATGGACATCTTCGAAGGCGATGCCTTCACCATCGTCGAGCTCACCCGCGCGCTCGAGAACATCCCCTACAAGCCCGCGCTGCTCTCTGGTTCGAACCTTTTCAGCCCGCGCGGCGTGCGCTCCCGCACCGTCGTGATCGAGAGCCGGGACGGCACACTCTCGCTGATCCCGTTCTCTGAGCGCGGGTCGGCCTACGAGCAGCAGGTCCCGGACCGGCGCGAGATGCGCGCCTTCGTCTGCCGCCAGTTCAAGAAGCAGGACGTGCTCTGGGCCTCCGAGATCCAGTCCGTCCGCGACTTCGGCTCCGAAAGCGCCACCCAGCAGGTGCAGACCGAGGTGGCTTATCGGCTCAGGAAACTCCGCCAGGATGCCGAGACCACCTTCGAATACCACCTCCTGAACGGCATCCAGGGGCTGGTGAAGGACCCGAAGGACCACGCGACGGTGGTGAACTACTTCACCGAGTTCGGCATCTCGCCGGCGGCCGACATCGACTTCGACCTCGACAACGCGACCCCCGCCTCCGGGGCGCTCCGCAAGCGTTGCCAGGCGCTGATCGAGAGCGTCGAGGACTCCATGGGCGGGCTCTCGGCCGGCGCCGTGCAGGTCCGCGCCGAATGCGGCTCGGCCTTCTTCGCCGATCTCGTGGCCCACAAGGAGGTGCGCGAGACCTATCTCAACACCGCCGCCGCGGCCGACCTGCGCGGGCGCGTCGCCGACGAGGTTAGTTTCGGCGGCATCACCTTCCGCCGCTACCGGGGCGGGGTCGGGTTCACCGTGCCCACCGACAAGGCGTTCTTCTATCCCGAGGGCATCGAGGGGCTGTTCGAGATCTACTACGCCCCTGCGGACACCTTCGAGACGGTCAACACCCTCGGCCAGCCGCTCTATGCCCGCACGATCCCCGACCGGGATCGCGACGAGTGGGTGCGGCTCGAGATCGAGAGCAACCCGCTGCCGATCTGCACACGCCCGCAGGTGCTGCGCTCGGCACGGCGAACCTGATGATGGCCTTCGCCGCCGCTCTCGACGCGCTCTTCGCGGACGCGCATCTCGCGCGCGATGTCGTCTACACAGCCCACGGCGGAGCCCCTTCACTGGTCCGCGCGATCCTGCGTCGGCCGGACGACGTCACGAACTTCGGCGAGGCACGCATCTGGTCGGAGACCACCCGGCTGGATCTGCGTCTCGCCGAGGTGGCGAACCCGCGTCCCGGCGACCGGATCGAGATCGATGGCGAGGCCTTCCTCATCCAGGGCGAGCCTGTCCGCGACCGCGAGCGGCTCGTCTGGACTGTGGACCTGCGCCCGGCATGAAACTGAAGCTCGACATTGATCCCGACATCGTCGCGATGATGGCGGCCGAGGTCGCGGCGGGCGAGAAGGCCGTCACCACTGCCATGCGCGAGGCCGGGACCGGGCTGAAGACCGCCTGGCGGTTGCAGATCGCCGGCGCGGGGCTCGGCCCCCGGCTCGCCAACTCGATCCGGCTCGCCAACTTCCCGAGGTCGGGCGACAGCCTGGACGCCGCCGCGCTGGTCTGGTCGAAGGCGCCGGTGATCGTGGGCGCCCATGACACCGGCCCGCTGATCCGCTCGAAGGACGGGTTCTTCCTCGCGATCCCGACTGCTGCGGCCGGACGGGGCCTGCGCGGCGGCAAGATCACGCCCGGCGAATGGGAGCGCCGCCGCGGCCTGCGCCTGCGCTTCATCTATCGCCGCAGGGGCCCGAGCCTGCTGGTGGCGGAGGGGCGGCTGAACACGAAGGGCCAGGCGGTGGTGTCGCGCTCGAAGACCGGGCGCGGCAAGGTCACCGCGCCGATCTTCCTGCTGGTGCCGCAGGTGAAGCTGCCGAAGCGGCTGGACCTGGCACGAGATGCAGACCGGGCACTCGACAGCGTGCCGGGGTTGATCGTGGCGAATTGGGTGGAGGGGCGGCTTGGATGAGTGCGCAACCATTGGAAGAAACTGCCGGATGCTCGACGGGGGAGAGTGTCCTGCCTTCTGTGTATCGGTGATCTGGTCCATGCTTCCTGAGAGGAGCAAGGA